CCGTATGACCGTATCGAAGGTGATAACATAATCCAACTCAACATAGAAGAAGAAACAACAGGTGGAGGTTCTATCGAAGTAGATCCTGTAACGGGAGAAATCACTGTAGACCTAATGCCTGAAGAAACTGAGATTGAAGTTGAGGTAGATGTAGACACAGGCTTCTATGAAAACTTAGCAGAACAACTAGACGACGACAGGCTACAAGAAATTGGTAACACTGTCATTGATAAGTTTGAAGCAGACAAAGACTCACGTGCTGAGTGGGAGTCTATGTTCGAACGTGGCTTTGATCTATTAGGATTAAAACTAGAAGATACAACAGAACCATTTGAGGGAGCTGCCACTGCAGTTCACCCACTGTTGATTGAGTCTGCCGTCAAGTTCCAAGCCAAGGCCAGCCAAGAGCTGTTTCCTTCTGGTGGACCAGTGAAGGCTCAGGTCATGGGTTCACCTACACTTGAGAAACAACAACAAGCTCAACGTGTACAAAACTTTATGAACTATCAGTTGACTGACCAGATGCCAGAATACTTCGATGAGTTCGAACGTATGTTGTTTCACCTACCCCTAATTGGTTCAGCCATTAAAAAGATTTACTACGATGCCAGCTTAGAACGTCCAGTCAGTGAGTTTGTACCCATTGACCAGTTCTATGTATCATACTATGCCACTGACCTACGTCGGGCTGATCGGTACACACATGTAATCTATCGTAGCCCAACTGAGTTGTATCGTCAGATTGAAGCAGGTATGTATGCTGACATAGAGTTACCTGATGCAGGTATTCCATCTATGTCAGGCATGGCTTCTAAGATGGACAATGTATTAGGTCTATCACCATCAGGTGACGACGACCCACAATATGTATTATATGAACAACACTGTTACCTTGAGTTGCCAGAAGACAAGATGCACTCTGGCAAGGTGGCATGTCCATACATTGTAACTGTTGAAGAGCAGTCAGGTCAGGTACTAGCCATCCGTAGGAACTGGAATGAAGGTGACAAGAAGTACGAAAAGAAAATGCACTTTACTCACTATCGTTATGTTCCTGGATTTGGTTTCTATGGTCTAGGTCTTATTCACTTCTTAGGCAACCTAACTATGTCAGCCACGGCAGCCATGAGGTCACTACTTGATGCAGGTCAGTTTGCTAACCTTCCAGGTGGCTTCAAGGCTAAGGGTGTACGTATTGTAGGTGACAACGATCCAATTGCTCCAGGTGAGTTTAAAGAGGTAGAGGCCACTGGTATAGACCTGTCAAAGGCAATTGTGCCTTTGCCATTTAAGGAGCCTTCACAGACACTATTTAATATGCTAACATTTGTAGCTGGTGCAGGTCAGAAGTTTGCTGACAGCACAGAGCAGGTAATCTCAGACAGTGGTGGATATGGTCCAGTGGGAACTACAATGGCTTTGTTGGAAGCTTCAAGTAAGTTCTTCTCTGCAATCCACAAACGAATACACAAGGCACAACGTGACGAGTTTAAGATTCTGGCACGTATTGACTATGAGTACCTTCCAGATGAGTACCCATATGAACTTCCCAATGCAGATGAAAATATCTTCAAGCAAGACTTTGATGGTCGTGTAGATGTACTTCCCGTATCTGACCCTAACATCCCATCCAATGCACAACGTATGATGCTTATACAGATGGTAACAGGTTGCAGCAGGTTCACCTCCTGGAATGTTTGATATGGAAGCAATCAACCGTATGCTACTAACAGCAGCTAACGTACCTGATGTAGACCGTCTAATGCCACGTAAAAAGGAAGCAGTGCCACTTGATCCTATATCAGACATCAAGGCAGCTTCAGAAGGTAAACCTATTAAAGCCTTTATGGGACAGAACCACGATGCACACATTGGTGTCAAGATGGCCTTCTTGTCAGACCCAGTGAATGCTAAGAATCCAGCTATGGCTAAACTAGGTCCAGCTCTACAGGCCAACATCTCTGAGCACATGATGCAGAAGTATGAAGAGCAGCTACAGGGTATGATACAACAAGGTCAACAGGCTGTAGCTCAGAACCCAATGATGGCTATGCAGGTACAACAACAGTTGTCACAGATGCCTGAGCCAGAAGCCATGATACAAATGCAAGCTGCACAGCAGTTAACTCAGATGCACCAGCAGATGATGCAGCAAGGACCTCAGTCTCCTGAACAACAGATGGTGGCTCTTGAGGGACAACGTATCCAAGTTGAGCAGCAGAAGAATCAGACTCAGGCAGCCAAGGCTCAGGTTGATGCCACACTTAAAAACCGTGACCTTGACCTCAAGGAGCAGAAGATTATTATTGATGCACAGAAAGCAGGAGCACAGGCTCAGTTAACTGCATCACAGAAAGAAGAAGATCGTAGCAACAAACGTGCCATCGAAGCAATGAAGTTACTGGGTGATCTACTCAAGGCTCAGGAAAGTAATGAGCTAGAAGATGCCAAGGTAACGTCTAATCTTCTAATGCAGTTAATTCAAAAAGGCCCTGACGTTTAATGCTTTATGAAGAATTAGTAAAAGAACTACAAAAAGAAATAGAAAATATTAAAAATTCCCTTGCATATGGGAACTGTTCAGACTATCATAGCTACAGAGAAGCAGTAGGTAGGATTGCAGGAATCGAAATATCAATCGGACTAATCAAAGATAGTCTAAGTAAATACATTGATGAGGATTAAATATGCAAGCAATATCAAGTGCACGTAAGAATGACGACTGGATTACTAATGAAGACATTCCAGATCCAGAGGTTCTACCAAAGATTCCTGGATATAATATTTTAGTACGACCTGTTTCAATTAAATCAGAAACAAAGGGTGGATTAATTCTACCAGACTCAGTTAAAGATGACATGGCTTACCTTACAACGGTAGGACGTGTGTTGTCAGTTGGTGACTTAGCCTATGCTGATAGCAAGTTTAAAGGAAGGGCTTGGTGTAAAGAAGGTGACTTTGTCTGTTACGGTAAACATACTGGACATAAGTTCTTTTATAAAGGAATTACACTACTACTTATTTTTGACGATGACATTAAAATGGTAGTAGAAGATTCTAAGGATTTAGATCCTACATATAATTTATCACACTGAGTTGTATAATAAAAATCTATATTGTATAATATAGGCATCGAATGCGTAATTCGTCGAACTTCGCAGTAGACGTAAAATAGGAGAATAACATGGCAGATGAATGGGAAACCATTACACCTAATACAGGTGAAGAAAAGGAAGTAGTTGAATTTGAGATCGAAGGTGAAGAAGACACAACAGCAGCAGCTCCAGAAATTGAAGTAGAAGAAAAAGTAGAGCAGCCTGTTGTAGAAGCAGAACCAGAAGATACAGAAGATACAGAAGAAAAAGAAGAAAAAGCAGAAGAGGAACAAGCACTAGAAGGTGTTGAAACTTCAGGTGCACAGAAACGAATACGACAGTTAGTAAAACAAAAGAAAGAACGTGAAGAAGAAATTACTAAACTGTTGGAGCAGAACAAGCAGATGCAAGTTGCTCTGCAACAACAACAGGAAGAGTATAGGGGTGCAGTAGGCACTAACCTAGCTAATTCTGAAGCACAGATTGTTGAACGTCTTGCGGTTGCAAGGGATTCTTACAAACGTGCCATCGACAGTGGGGACTCAGATTTAATCCTCAAGGCACAAGAGTATCTCAATAATGCACAGCTAGATTCTACTAGAATACAAGATGCTAAACGGCAGTTTGAAGCCTTAACTCCTGCACAACAACAGCAGGTAGAAACACAGGCACAAGCACAGGCTGCACAAGAACCTGAGACGTACCAAGGTTACGACCTTAAAGCTTATCAGTGGGCATCTAAGAATGAGTGGTTTAATAGTGACCCCGTCTTAACTAATGCAGCATTGGCGATTGATGCTCAACTTAAAGACGAAGGCTTTGACCCACGTGAAGACGACTTTTATTTGGAAATAGATAAGAGGTTAGCTCAAACATTTCCAACTAAGTTTGACGGAGCATCTGCTCCAGTTGGACAAACCCCCCGTTCGAAGGCTACGTCACAGCCTTCTCAAGTGGTAGCTGGAGCATCGTCAGCTCCAAAAGCCTCATCAGGAAAGAAAGTTAAACTAAGTCAAGAAGACGTTAGGTTAGCACAAAAATGGGGCATTACACTTGAACAGTATGCAGCCGAAAAACTCAAGATTGAACGAGTTAATGAAGGTGAATATACTACAGTCGGTTAGACGAAAGGAAAATACATAATGGCACGAAACAATACACGTGAAAATCAGACTCGTGAACTGGAAACAAGAGAAACAGAATACGTTTATACTGAACCAAATCTTTTAGAAATACCACAGAATGTAAGCAATAGGTTTGCAGATAGTGGATTACAACTTCGTTGGATTCGTACATCCCTAAAAGGTAAAGACGATTATACTAATGTTGGTAAACGTCTAAGTGAAGGTTGGGAATTTGTAACTCTTGAGGAAGTACCCGAACTAGCACATACCTCTATGATTCAAGAAGAGGGACGTTATAAGGGTACTGTATGTCGTGGAGATTTGGCACTTGCAAAAATGCCAATCGGACGGGCCAATGCACGACAAAAATATTTCGAAAATGCAAGTGCAGAAATGGTACATGCTGTTAACTCCCAATTGGAGAATGCAAGTGACCGTCGTATGCCAATTCGAAATTCAAGTAAAACAAACGTAACCAAGGGACGTGCACCTAGTTTCGACTAGATACTGTACAACTTACTTCCTTGGTTAAATCTTAAACTTTTTTGAAGGAGACTTAAAATGACTCAGACTCTAATTACTGGAATCACTCCTTCCCGTATTCGTGGCAATCAACCAAACAGCAACGGTTTAACTTCTTATCCTGTTGCTTCTGGTGCAGGTGCAATGTACACAGGTACACCAGTTCGGTTATCAGGTGGTTCATTGGTTCCACTTGTCACTTCTACTGAGATGCCAATTGGTACTTTCCAAGGTTGTAGTTATGTAGAAAACGGGGAGCAAAAATTTAAAGCTTATTATTCAGGTGTATCAGCAACGAATATCGTTGGTCTTGTGAATGATAACCCACAACAAACATACATCATCAGCTCAGACACAACTGTAGCTGCAGGTATTGTAGGTAAAAACGTAGCAGCTACTAACATTGCTGCTGGTTCAACCTTCACAGGTCGTTCGACTATTACGGCTCTGACAACTGCAGGTAGTGTTGGTACTTCTGCTGCTGGTCTGTTCCGTGTCATCGGTGTTGTAGACGAACCAGGGAATGCCGTAGGTGATCCTTACACACGTCTGGAAGTACAGATGGGAACAACAAATCAACAAAACTTCATTAACGTATTGGTTTCTACACCAGTTACGGTAACTAACTAAGGGAGATAATTAACAATGGCTATTAATAGAGCAAGTATATCTAAAGAGCTTCTCCCTGGCCTCAATGCCGTCTTCGGTCTTGAGTATGGAGAAGTTGATAACGAACATGCACCACTATTTGAAACAGAGAATAGTGATCGTGCTTTTGAAGAAGAAGTTCTTTTCACAGGCTTTGGTTCTGCACCTGTAAAGGGTGAAGGAGCAGCCGTTTCTTATGATGATGCACAAGAAAGCTACACAGCTCGTTACACACACGAAACTGTAGCTCTTGGTTTTGCTATCACAGAAGAAGCAATGGAAGACAATCTATATGACACTTTTGCTAAACTACGTGCCAAAGGCTTGGCTCGTGCAATGGCAAACACAAAGCAAGTTAAAGCTGCTGATGTATTCAACAACGGCTTTAGCACATCATATGCAGGTGGTGACGGAGCAGCTTTCTTTTCTGCCTCACACCCTACAATTGGTGACGGAAACCAAAGCAACCTATTCTCGGCTGCTGACCTTTCTGAAGCTTCGTTGGAAGCTGGCTTGATTGTAATCAACAAACAAAAAGATGACCGTGGTATCCTAACGGGTACGAAAGCTGTAAGCTTGCACATCCCATCTGACCTAGTGTTTGTTGCTGACCAAATCTTGAACAGCACATTGTCAACCACTATTGCAGTCAACCCAGGTACTGCAACGAATGGTGCAACAAACGTAAACGACATTAACTCAATTCGTAACCAAGGCTTGTTGCCTAAAGGTTACTTTGTTAACCGTCGTTTCACCGATACGAATGCTTGGTTCCTAAAAACCGATTGTCCGAATGGTGCAAAAATGTTTGTACGTTCACCACTCCAAACTAAAATGGAGCCAGACTTTGACACAGGTAACCTACGTTTCAAAGCACGTGAACGGTATAGCTTCGGTTTCTCCGATTGGAGAGGCTTCTACGGGAATGCTGGTGCATAAGTAGTACTAGTTTATTCGTAAACTTTAAAGGGTGTGGGAGTTGTATCCTACACCCTTTTTTAGTATAATATACCCAACGATGTTTTTAATAGGAGAAATATATGTCTAACGTAAGAGTTTCATACATGGCAACGGCTGCTACAGCCACTGACCTAACTACAGGATCTATCCTAAAGGACACACGTATTCGTGGTATTTATGCTACTGGTATTGGTGTGTTTGCTTTAGTTGGTACTTCAACTGATCCATTTGGTCAGGTTACTGGTAATAAAGTAAAGTTTGCTAACACAACTGCCAACGATGCTACTGAACAATTCTTTAATGATAATCTAGGTATTCGTATGTCAGGTACTGTTAAAGTTTCTGCTTTACCTAGTGGTGGGACAATGACAATTTATTATGGCTAATTATACTTACCTAGTTAATGACATCATACGAACTACAGAGAATGATAGCTCTGAGTTTGCAACAGCTATACCTGACTTTGTTAATCGTGCTGAGGAACGACTGACCAAAGATCTGGATGACTATGGCTTGGTACAGACTACTGCAGTTGCACTGTCTGCCACAACGAATGTATTTGTATTACCTGTTGGAACACGTATTATTAAGAATCTCTTTATTGAAGACAGTGGAACTAAGATAAACTTATTACAACGTACCGATGAATTTATAAATGATTACTGGCCTGTAAGTGCCTCAACTGGAACCCCAAAGTATTATGCTAGAAAAACAAACACGAACCTTTTGTTTGCTCCTACTGCAAGTGCTACTTATAGTGGGGAACTTGTATACACAGCTAGACCTGAAGCTTTAAGTAGTGCTTCACAAACAAACTACTTTAGTGACTTTTGTTATGATGCTTTATTTTATGCCTCAATGATTGAAGCCACAAACTTTATGAAGAACTTCTCTGTTACCCAAGTTTATCAACAACAATATGATAGAGCTTTGCAGGGTCTTCAAAACCAAGCTCGACGTACACGTCGGGATGACATGCAACTTAATGCTTCTCCTGCTGGAGGAGACAACACAATTAACGGAGGATCGTAACATGGCTCGTTCAGATACACGTAAAGCTACATCAACACGAAAGAAAAGGAATGTAGCAGAAACACTAAAAGATTTAATGAAAAAACCTGAGTATAAAACTACACGGGAACGTAAAGGACCACGAGGAAATACTATTACTGATTATACGGTAGATGGTAAGCCTATGACTCGTCGTCGTGTTGAAGGTGTAGGTATGGTAAGTAACCCTCGTAAAATGGCTGACAAACCTCTTGGACCTCCAAAGAAACCTACAGGACTAGATGCAGTAACAAAAAAACAAAGCCCTACCGATGTTATGAAAGCATCTGGACGTGGTAAGGAAGGTGTTGCTTTTCCTAAAACTAAAGATACAACTAGTAAAAAAGGTATGTCAGAATTTGGTAAAGCTTTTGCTGCAGCACGTAAAGCTGGTAAGAAACAATTTATGTTTAAAGGTGAGCCTTATCACACACGTACCAAAGAAGAAGAAGCTGCACGTAAAGCTAAGTCTACATCTAAAATGTACGGTGGCAAAATGGTTAAGAAAAAAGAAGGTGGTTCAACGGGAAGTAAGTCTAAAAACGAATTAAGTGAAATGGTTAAGAAAAAAAAGGACAGCTTTTCTAGTGGAATGGTTAAGAAAAAATCAATGTCTACAAGAAAGGCAAAACCACTTGCAGAAGGTAGTTCAGTGGGAAGTAAGTCTAAAAGTAGTAAGCCTAAAAGTAGTAAGCCTAAAGGTGTGGGCTGTGCTACCAGTGGTTACGGTAAAGCAATGGGAGGTAGATAATATGCCATCTAAACGTGATAAGGAGTTATTTGATAAAGCCTTTGAAAAAAGAGATAAAAGATTATATCCTCTTACTGTAGAAGAAATTACACAAAGAAACTCTAAGATAGAAGCTGCTGAAAAAAAAGAACGAATGAAAAAGGCTAAAGAGTATTTAGATAGTCTTCCTCCTAACACTAGAAAAAAAGCTGGTGGTAGACTAGGCACTAAAGCTCTTATGGAAGGTGGCAAGGTAGGTCGTCAAGTTAAAGGTTTTGGTAAGGCTCGTCAAGTTAAAAAAGAAGTTGACACTGGCCCTAATGACATTGTACTACGTTATAAAGAAGGTGGAAGTGTAAAGGGAAAAATGTAATATGCCTTTTGGTAAATACTCTCCTAAACAAAAGAAGTTAGCACGTGTTGCGGAACCACGTGATAAGATTACTAAGGCTGACTTTAATAAACTAGGCAAGGGAGTTTCCCTAGCTGGTGGTGGTAAGATTGTTTATAAACAAAAAGGAAGTAAAGTAAATGAGGCTGGGAATTACACGAAGCCCACCATGCGGAAGAACCTCTTTAATAAAATTAAAGCAGGAACAAAAGGTGGTTCAGCAGGTCAGTGGTCTGCAAGAAAGGCACAACTACTTGCATCGGAATACAAGAAAAAAGGTGGAGGCTATACGTAATGACATTAGCAAAGTCTCAGAAGTCTCTAAAAGCCTGGACAAAGCAGAAATGGAGAACTAAGAGTGGCAAGAAGTCATCGGAAACAGGGGAAAGGTACTTACCAAAAAAAGCTATTGAGGCACTCACCCCGTCAGAATATGCAGCTACTACGGCAGCAAAAAGAAAAGGAACTAAACAAGGAAAACAGTTTGTTAAGCAACCTAAATCTATAGCTAAGAAAGTTAAACCATACAGAGATAAAGGAGTTACAAGTGTCTCTAACAGAAGCACAAAAAAACCGACTAAAAAAAGTAGGACTAACAAGTCTAAATACGCCTAAACGTACACCTAATCATCCAACTAAGAAAGCTGTTGTAGCCGTTAAGGATGGAGAGAAGGTAAAGGTTATTAGATTTGGTGCTCAAAGTATGGGGCACAACTATAGTCCTGAAGCACGTAAAAGTTTTAAGGCAAGACATGGTAAGAATATAGCCAAAGGTAAGACATCTGCTGCATACTGGGCAGATAAAGTATTTTGGGCAGGTTCAGGTGGAAGTAAGAAGGCTCCACCTAAGTCTCAAAAGCAAAAGTTTGGGTTGGGTAAAAAGAAATAATGAGTTATAATAGAGAGAGGAACATAACTTATGGAACCAATATCTACTGCATTAGCAGGGATAGCACTGGTTAAACAATCTGTTGAGTTTATTAAGACACACATCGAGACAGTTAAAGACATAGGAGAAATTTCAGGGGCAATAGATGGCCTACTAAATGGGGAGCAGCAAGTACAGAAGGACAGATTTTCTAGTGGAAGTGTCATGTCCCAACATAAGTCAGCAGCTAATTCAGTTATAGATGCTAAACTAGCTGCAGAACAAATGGCTGAAATACGAAACCTTGTTAACCTTCGATTTGGTTCTAGTACATGGCAAGAGATACTTAACGAACGTGCTAGAAGATTACAGGAAGAAAAGGAAGCAGAAGCAGAACGTAGACGATTAGCTAAGATAAAAGCTGAAGAACTACAACAGACAATGCTAATAGGTCTCATTGCTGTTTCAGTTGTAGGTTTAATTATAGCTTCAATATTTGGAATAGTGAGCATACAATAATGGTAAGTAGAGCATCAGTTGGGAAGCAGGTTAGCAAACCAGGCATGAAAGGTAGGGGATCTATTAAACGTAATAAGTTAATTGGCTACGATAATCCAAGAGGTTCTAGTCAAAGAGCTACACTTGCTTCCCGAAAGAAAAAGGCACGTAGGCCGTGATTGACGTATACTTTTGGTTAAAGCCTCGTAAGAAAAAATACAAGATAATATTTTAAAGGAATTAAATTATGGCTACATCTGGAACATATAACTTCTCCATGGACATTGATGAAATTATTCAAGAAGCTATGGAGATGATCGGTGGTGAAGCCACACTAGGTGAAGAGGGCAAGTCAGCCCGTCGATCAATTAACTTATTACTACAGGACTGGCAAAACCGTGGCATTCAGCTATGGACTATTTCTACTACTGCTGTTACCGTAACTACTAGTGTTACTAGTTATACATTGGGTTCTGAGAACATTGATGTATTAGAAGCTGTAGTTAAACGTAATGGTATTGATCTACAACTACAACGAATTAGTATGGAGGAATATCTAAAGGTTCCTCGTAAGGGGCAGACAGGTCGTCCTACTCAGTATGCTGTACGTCGTGAACGTGACCAATCTGTTGTGTATCTGTGGCCTATCCCTGAGAACAGCACAGATTCAATTACCTTTGAAACTGTTAAATACTTCCAAGACGTGACAAGGTCTGCCCAAACAGCAGACATCTCCCGTCGTTTCCTTCCTTGTTTAACTGCTGGTACTGCATACTTCATGTCAATGAAACGACCTGGAGTAGAGGCAGGACGTATCCAAATGATTAAACAAGAGTATGAGGAACGACTGCTACGTGCTCAGGAAGAAGATAAAGAACGTGCTAACTTGTTAATACGTCCTAGATTGAACTATGTGTAATGGCAAATAGAGCATTAGGACTTTGTGATATTTGTGGTTTCCGTTACAGGCTTCGTGAATTAAAAATGAACAGCTACGGAATGATGGTATGCCCTATGGACTTTGAGGCAAACTTTGATTTAGTTAACCACCCACAGAATAGAATTGCTAATGTTTCAGACGACGAGAATATTCAAGATGCTAGACCACTAAGACCTATACTTGTATCTGCAGTACCTGTGTCTTCTTGGCTACCACCGTTATAGGGATTTAGATGGCTAGAGGTAAACACGTAAGAGCAGAGTGTGACATATGTGGTTTTGCATATAGACGTACTTTATTACGTAAGAACAGTTTTGATTTGTGGGTCTGTCCTAATGATTGGGATGGGTCATATGATAGAGTAAATCATGCACAGAACAAAACTCCTAACCTTAGAGATAATAGTCAGTATGTAATGAATGCACGACCTGATCCTAATATTGATAGGAACATTAAGTGGGAAGATGCAACAGAAGTTTACACTACTATATATCAGTGGGAACTTGTAGATAAGAAATGGAGTACTGTTTAAATGGGTGACTTAACAGGCAAGTTAATTGCTAACACATATAAGGATCTTTTACAGATAGCCTCAAGTGCCACTAACGGAGGATTAGACGGTACACTACGTGCTATTCAGGATGGCTCAGGAAACAACTCCTCATTAAAAATATCAGAAACTTCGGCAGCCTTTACTGGTAATGTAAGCATTACTGGCAATCTTAATGTTGGTAATGCCTTTACTGTTGGTTCTATTGAGACAGCACTAATAAGTGCAACCACTATTAGAGGCTCTACTGTTTCTGTTACTAATATTACAACTGATACCCTTACTGCTGAGACACTAACATTTCAAGATGTAAGTGTAAGCAGCTTACGTACTGGTAATCTAACGGTTACTAATAATGTAACTGCAACTGCTTACTATGGTGACGGTTCTAATCTAACTGGTATTGCTTCAGATACACGTATTGCTGCTGTGTCAGCTCTTACTGTAGTTAATCAAACAAGTATTGCAGCCAATGCCT